AAGCAGAAAAACTTGTTCGTAGTATAAAACTACGAATTGCAGATGCACAGTGGAAGTTTAGAAAAGAACTAGGTGAGACATGATACACGCATTCATGCTAGTTGTTGTTTTGGGTGTGGGTGAGTCTAGACAAGTGCAACCCAATCCTATGTATTTTAGAAGTATTGATGTATGTCAATATTATGCGAAAGCAATACCCAGACAGTATGGCAATTATTCATACTCTAGTAGAGTAGATCCTAAAGATAGAATTACTGCATACTGCAAACCTGTCTATGTCAAAGACGGGCCTAATATCTACGATCACTAAAAGTTGTGTGATGCAGCAGCCTGAGATGCAGAACTATTGTCTCTCATTGGAACAGGCATAGGTACAGAACCCCCACCTCCACCAGCAACAGTAGTAGAATTGTTTGGTGCATTAACAACTGTTGTACTCCCACCATTTCTCATATATTCTCTAGAAATATCAGATGAAGTTGTATTTGCAGATTCTAGTCTTTGTCCAGAAGAAGATGGTGATGCACTGATTGATGCAGATTCATATATTCTTTTTGCTTCCTCTTGATTTGGAGCAACCTCAATCTGTCCTTCACCCTTATTATATACATAGTAAAATTTACCATCACTCAATCGTGAATATTGAATGGGGTAATCATATGGTGTAGATGGTTCTTTTGCTTGTTGTAGTTTAGCAATTTCACGATCTATTTTATCATCTTCTTTTATTAACTCATCAAATCGTGCCTGATCTTTTTCATATTGTTTTCTTTGCGAACGACTTTTTGGGCCGCCACGACTTTCCATCTTATCCATACGATTAGAGATTTCTTCCATCTCCATATCATTGAGCATTTTCTGATCGTTGAGTTTTTCTAATTTTTCTTTATTTGGTTCTACTTTTTCATCATCGCCACCAAAACCAAAGAATGACTTAACACCACCCCATGCATTGGATGCCATGTCAGTTACAGATTCCCAACCCTTTGCAATATTCTCTTTCATGTTGTTCGCAAACCCAGAAACTTTTTCGGACAACTCATCAAATGTAGGAACTTCAATACCAGTAAGGTTTTCAAATCCAGCACCTATGTTATCAAATGTGGATGTAAGACCATCTTTTAATTCGGTTAGATTGGTTGGAACATTGAGTCCAGTAAGGTTATTGAATCCTTCTGCAACACTAGTTAAGGTGCCGCCAACCATATCTTTTATTTCAGTTAGATTAGTTGGAACATTGAGTCCAGTAAGGTTATTGAATCCTTCTGCGGCACTAGTTAAAGTTCCACCAACAGTATCAACAATACTTGATGCAGTTGCTTTTACACTATCAGTTACAGAACCAATTATGCCACTTGCATTTTGATTCTCATCTTTGATGCCTTCTTCTTCATCACTCCACCAACTAGAGAACCAACCACCTACACTAGAACCAATGTTGGACAATCCTTCCATTGCACCACCAGCAAGATTAGTAAATCCATCCCAACCTTTTTTAGCAAAGTCACCAATTGCAGACATACCATTAGAGATAGTTTCTTGAGATACAAGTCCAAAAGTAATACCAGACAATGCACCAGCAGTTCCTTCTTTTAATGCACCAACAAAACTACCAGATTCACTATACTCTTTGAAACCAGCAGTCAAACCATCAAATAACGCCATACCAGCTGTTACTGCAAGTCCAGCGCCAGGAATAAACTTTGCCGCTTTACCAATTCCTTTTAGTGCAGTGCCTGCCATTCCACCTGCCGCTTTTACACCCGCCCCAGCAGCAGAAGCGCCGGTACTTAACAGTCCAGCACCAGCAGTTCCAAGTTTTGCAATACCACCAATTGACTTTTTGAAGATGTTACCCAAAGCACGACCGCCTGGCAATTTCTTTAGAAGTTTACCAACACCACCAAGTCCACCTTTGAGTGCAAGAACAATTTTTGTTCCTAAAGCAACTAGTCCACCCAAAACAGTTGTTCCAAGTGAAACTAAAGCAGCACCTATTGCTGGTATAAATCCTTTTACAGAATCTAGAATACCACTAAAGAATCCTTTGCTTTCTTCATCATCACTAATTTCAAGATTATCAATACCATCACCAACACCTTCAACTGCTGCTACTAGTCTTTCATTTGCCCGTCTATCTTCTCTTGCCTTTTCAACCTCTGCCGCAGTCATTTCGCCTTGTTGTTTTGCGCCAGTCATTTTTTCAAATTCGTCTGTACTATATCCAAGTGCCGCTGCCACATCTAGAAGTTTTTTATTATTCTCTTCTTGTGACTTGAGCATCTCCTGCTCTTTTCTGCGAATTGCAACTTCTTCTTTTGTAATACCTAATTGTTTTGCAATCCTTTTATCTTCATTTCTTTGACGAACAGCAGAGAATAATTTACCACCTAAAGTTTTTGCAATACCAGAGATTGCACCAAATACTGGAAGGGCTTCCAATTGATTAATGAAAGACTTAAACCCAGATGTTGATTGCACAAGGTTTTCCTTAATAGAACCACCTATTCCACTCAATACAGCATTTTGCGCCATCTGTGTGGGTAACAGAGCTTGATATGCTTCTGTCGCCTTTGAGTATCTTAGATTTGTATCTTTTAACTCAGCGGTTAATTGAGTTAGTCCTTCATTTATTGTTGCCATTTATCTACTTCTTTTTATCTGCGTAAGCATTACCAGCAAAGAATGCAGCGACAATTGCAGCAACAGAAACAAAATATGTTGCGGCCATATCACCTAGTATCTTTGCGGCACTTTCAAGTCCAATCCAGTTTGCAATCACTACTGCAAATGGATATAACAACATACCAAATAATGCGAACCATGCCATCTGACGCATTGCATCTCTGCGGGCATCAGCATCTTCAAGTGCTTTTCTTTTAAATTCCAAATCCATCTCCATTTCTTCTAAAGAAATGTGTCCATCACCGTTTGTGTCTTTTTTTGCAACTTCAGCGTCAACTGTAATTGTCTTTTTTTCTTCTGTCACAACTCTCTCCTTACAGATATATTTATTTGTTATTTGCCATGGCGTGACGAGCTTTCATATTTTCATCTTCAATATGTTGTACCAGAAGAGATACATATATCTCCCTCTCCCACGGCAACATATTTTCAATTTCTGTTAAGGAATATTTGTGATGTTGCATCAACCCAAAGTTTAACCTAAAATAGTTTTCTAGGTTGTTGTGAGAGAGGGCTATTAGAAAAAAGAGTTCAACCCCTCTAGAACCACATCACTCTCAACATTAGTATTTGGATTTTTAACCTTAACAATATGTTTCACTTTAGGCATAGTATTAAAAAAGTCTTGTATTTTTTCAAACTGTTCATGTGACATAGATTCTAAAAACTCTTCTAGTTCCTTTTCATCCATATCACTTTTATCGTGTACACTTTCTGTATCATAAATCTGTCTTACACAATCTTTAATGATGTTAAATGCTGTTGTTGCATCATCATCATCCATTACATTAATACTAGTAACTCTTGGGTAATCCATAATGATACCAATAGTATCTGTTAGTTTGATATTATTATCGTGTCCTACTTCTTTTATACATTGGATTTCTTCCAAGTTTATTTTAACCGGCACTTTTGTTTCTCTGTCATCTGGACAGGTAACTTGCACCTCTGTTTCTGCGCCTACAGACTTTGATCTAAGTTGAAGGAAAACATATTCCAAATCAAACATTGGAAGTGTTTTAACATTCAACTTACCAAAGGTGCAAGCATCAATGATCTGTTCAACTGCTAGAAGGATATCCTTTTGCCCTCCTGTTGATTGTGCAATCATCAATATTTTTTCCTCTTTTACGAGGAATGGACGGTATTCAACTTTTTCACCAGTTGAAGGAAGCGTCAATTCATACTTGGCTGTCGCCAGTTGTGGTAATGCCATAATTTATCTCCTATTGTGCATTATATTATAGAGCACCAAACTCCCAAACTGGAACTGGACTAGTTTCGCCTCCAGTTCTAGTGCTAGTTCTTGGTTCTGTTCTGCTGTCTTTTGCTTTTCCAACCCCATCAATCATGTAATGTTCTCTAAAAGCAAACTCTACAGTTAATTGTCCTATTTCACCATTGTCTTGTGAGTATTCAAGTGCTCCAACTGTTTTTGGATAACAATCAGCGAGTTTAATTCCTGCTACTCTATTATCACCCCTGTCCAATTGATACAACTCAATGTCTCTTTTATAGTTATCGTAGTATTCTAGATTATATGTATCTGGTTTGTAAATGAAGTTTACCCAATTTGAGAAGTATTCTTTTTCAATATGATTTGCAGATAGGTAAAAACTGAAAGATACACTCTCTGCATACGTTAATCCTTGTGCCATCTCATAAGTGGGCCCATAAACCGTTTCATTAGTTACTGTTCTTATATTCTTGCCAGGAAATGTTACAGATACAACTCTAAGAGAAGTAAACCTGTCAGCAGCAAGTGTTGGATTTGCTTCATATGGTGAAAGAATAAAGCACTCAAATCTATTAAGATGTGCAGGCCCTTTATTCTCACTAAAGGTTGCAGTGAATTCGTCAAGTGTTGCCATTATTGTGGTCTCCTAGGCGCACTTGCAGTACGCCGTGAATCTGCATAGACTTTGTTTTCAATATTTGCTGGAACAAATCTCTGCACTGGTAGTAGAACTGCCGCCATCATTTCTTCTGCCGAGATAACACGGAAAGAAGATTTAACATGATCTGCTAAGTATCTTTTCACGGTAGGACGAACAATTGGGTTTCTTTTAATGCGATTCCAAGTCAAACGAATTCTGGTAGTTTCATCCATCCTATCGTTTGTTGCATACTCAGAAATCACGTTGAGTAGTTTAAGTCGCATTGGAATAGACAAGTAATGAAAATTCAATCCCAAGAAACCATCGTTGTATTCTTCTATAGGCAATACTAATGGAAACCTATCCCAATATGGTAGGGTTGCTTTATTCTTTGCATCATAATAAAAGAAGTTCATTCTGCCCAAACCAGGCCGACCTCTAATCAGTCCTTCACTGACTAGTTGTCTTGCTGGTGGTGTTCCTAGTTCTTTGATTTTATCTCTAAACCATCGAACTGAACGATCCTTACCACCTGTCTTTTCTAGTAAATCATCAAAGTATGTCATACTTCTATTTATACGATTACCCTAGATGATCCTCAGTAAGTATTTTAAATTCCATATTTCTGTCTGCACACCATTCTAGTGCTGATTCCCACTTTGCTTTGTTTACACCCCAAGTACGAACTTCTTGTATGAATCTTTTAGTTTTACGAGATGGTGGTTTTGGTGGGCCGCACTGCGCTTTAGGTTTGACTTCAATAATCATCTTTTTAACAGAACCATCTGCCTGTTTTACTTTGACATAGAAATCTGGAAAATAACGGTGCAGTCTGCCGTCTAGTGGTGAACGGTATGGTATGATAACCTCTTCTGAACCCCATTCAAGTATGTTGTCGCTCTTATCACAGTACACCATAAACTTACGCTCCCAAAGACTACGATAAATAATCTTAGATGAATCGCCTTTGTATTTTTGTGGTTTGGATGGAATGTATCGACCTTTATATGACATGATGCGTTATAAATACTTTCATAGGAATATAGGATTATTTATATGGCGCTATTACCAACAGTTGTAAGAACAAGCACCGGCAAGATTGGTGGAAACTTTTTATCGTATCCAAAGGAATTGGGTACGATGAAGAGGCATGAACATTATGTAATGTTCTTTATTAACAAACAAGCAAATTCAGAAATCAATTTTGGTGCTGGTGCAGTTGCTCCAGAAGCAACTGGCATTGATGGACAACAAAACGAAGCAACAACTCTATCTATTAAAAGAGCCCCAACCAAAAGACTTTCACAAGCAATTGCATTGTATATGCCTGCACAGATTTCAGTA